CGCGCTTTCCTCCACCCGGGCGACGCGCTCCACCAAGTCAGCGTAGTCCTGCCGCATGAGGCGGATTTCCACGCGCATGTCGTCCACCGCCTGCCGGATATAGTTCACGCTGGCGCGCAGCTCGCCGTCCTCCGCGCCGTCCTCCCGGATCGCTCGGGACCGGCCGAGCCAGCCGAGCACGATGCCGCTGATGGCCGCGGCGGCCGAGATGGCCGCCGTGATGGTGACTCCGTCCAATTGCACCGCCTCCCAATTAAATGGGCCCCGCTTATTCAGCGGAGCCCTTATTGCGTATAATCGTCCTTATGCGAATTATGGCGTCCATGCGCCAGCGATCAGATTATTGTGATGGTGAGCTTCTGATCCGCCGTAATTTGCTGCAGATACGCTGATTACGTTGTTTGTCACAAGCACATCATCTACATTTGTGCCAGTGATGTACGTTCCGACGTTATTACCAGTGACGATTACATTTTTTGACGCCATATAATCATTGTTTCCGACAACAATATCAGCTCTATCAGATCTTCCAGTTTCACCGCGGCGGACGTTGCCATAGCAAACGTTACCCTCGATGATGATCCCCTCGCCACCGTAAGCGTAAATTCCATTTCTGCCGCAGTTTTTGATCACATTATTTTTTATGATCAAATCCTTTGTCACGGTAAGGCCAATTCCGTGTGTATAGCAATTATCAATCGTGTTTCCCTCGATTAATACGCCGCTGAAATTTTTAGTAAGATTGACGTCTACTCCATAAATAAACCTTTCTTCTTGCCCGTTATCAATATAGCCAGCCCTAAAAATATTGTTACGAATTTTCCAGTCAGTCACATCGTTTTCTTTTTGCCTGAATGAAACTGCTTCCTGGCAATTTAAGAAATAGTTACTTTCGACAATCACACCAGAAGTGTCGCCGAGCACAATGCATCGATGAATGTTTTGAAAGTAACAATTCGAAATGTGGACATTGTTCGTAGTCACACCAGGTGCGAATGCGTGATTACCAATAGCATAGCGAAGCAATGTGTTATCTCCGATGAATTTACATCTGTCAAAATAGATGTCCCGGCAAGCCGTGTTGTCGTAAGGTCCAAACCACGGAAAAGCACTGTTACTGCCTGCATAGTCGATTTGCACCATCTCAGTAGCGCCGCTATAGTTCTGGAACGTACAATTGACCACATAAACATTCCGGCAGGCGTTGAGTTCGAGTTCATGCCAAGCTGGGCAGTTGTCGAAAATACAATTTGCGATCCGGATATTGTTGCAATGTCCAAAAGCGACAAGAGTAATATCTCCACTATACGTTGGACTGTTGCCGTCGAAGGTAATATTCTCAATTTGGATGTTCGTGTTAGCGTCATACCCGCCCGTAAGACCGTCGGCTTTATTGATCAAAAGAGCGTTAATAGATCCAGATGCACGCCGAAAGATTACCTCTCCCAAACCGATCAGGCGGGTATTCGAAGGGATCTCGAGCGTCTCGGTTATGTCGTAAGTGCCGGAAGGCACGAGAATATCCCTTCCCCCAACGCTCTCTGCATAATCAAGTGCTGCTTGAATTATACTGGAATTTTTATCGACACCGAATGCGCTAACTGACACAAAATCCGCCTTATGTGCAGCAAGAGCGTCCCGTACCTGGACCAGTTCCGGAATCGGATCGCTGCCGTCATGGTTGTGTTCGATGCCGTGAGCACCCGGAGCAGCCGTTCCCGTCGCCGTGATCCGCAGTTTCTTTTCGCCCGGCGTGGTCGTGACAGTGATCCCCGTTCCACCTTCGATGGTCAGCGTGTCGTCTGCGTCAAATTCGATGTCGTTAACCTGCGCGATCGAGGTATCAGGCTTTGCATCCATCTCCGCTTGAACGGCATCAAAACCAGCGTTGATCTTTCCATATTCATCCTTGATTTTGTTGCTACCAACCAGGTTCGCATAACGGTTAGCCATCTTTCCGTTCAGCCCCTTTCAGTTGTTTCAGACGTTTATCAATCGCTTCTGCCACTCCGCGAAGGATCGCCTCTTCCTGACCGGGATGGTATGGGATGAGCGCTGAGATAATAGCACATATCTCAGGAACCGGGTGCGTCGGGTCGAGTTCGACGCGGAGGATTGGTTGAACGTGGGCCATGTCAATACCCCCAAACGTTTGTTTGCAAGGAAAAACCTCCCGTTCCGCCGAATAGGATTGATGTCCTATTACGAGCGGAAGGGAGGTTTCAAATTTGGCAAAAATACAGATCAGATGCCTTCATTGCGGACATTGGTTTGATTCACCCATATTTTTCGGAGATTCTCAATCATTTGATTCCTCAATGCTCATTGGCAACAAAGTCCAATGCCCGTCATGCGGTAAAATGACAGATTGTAACAAAGAAAACATGAAGGCAAAGTTTTCAGATGGTGGATTTGTAGGAGACGAAACCGTTTAGGCCCGCCTCCACCGCACACCTTCTGGCCGGAATTCAAGTTCGATTCCGGCGTTTTTCAATTCTTTGATTGCGTCTTTGTCGCGTCTGCCGGAAGAAATAATTCTCCCGATCAGCTTTTCAATCTGTTCATCATTCAACTTTGCGGGAATATTCATTTCGAACCGCCCCTGAAAATGTTTTTCTTAATCACTCCGCCGTTGTTGAAGTCGTTCAAGATTTCCGCCGTGCCGTCGATTTGTAGGTCAATGTTCATCATGACCGGCTTATTGCCAACGACCATTACAATGAGCCGGTTGTGCAATTTGTTGAGCAAGGACACCATAATCATCTCCTTTCACGTAAATGAAAAGACGCCCCGCACGGGAGCGTCTAAGCAGGAATATTTTTTATCATGGCGAAATAGTACGAAATGTGGAGGGATCGCCATGAAGATCGTTCTTCGGCATTATGCGTCTGGTCACGAAATCAGATGCAAGAAAGGGTTCTCATGGACGACATTGTTTTTTGGCGCCTTCGTCCCGCTACTTCGAGGCGACTTGAAATGGTTTTTCATTATGCTAATCACAAATACCATCATCGGATAGGTGACGAGTTGTTCGATGAGGCCTTGGAGCGTTGTTGTCGATTAGGGTACATTTCCGGCGTTTTTCCGGCACGTGTTGCAAGCGGACGTTTGGTTGTTGACAGAACGTCGGGCGCCGGAATTACGCCAGAGGGAGAACGTTTCACAGTTCTCTATACCCCTGATAGTCGTCGTTAGCCCAAATCTCTTGAATACGGGTGCTGGTCAGCGCAGCTTTTCGCAATTCATCCAGCACCCTATCCAGCGAACTCATTAGGATTTCGTGCTTGACCAAAACGGAAAGCATTTCTTTGACCACAGGGCGAAGATCATACACCTTTTTAGGTGTTGCTGCTTTAGCGATCTCTTTACCATCCAGTTGTATTCTCACCTCACGTAAAGAAGGCTGACTAGCAGCCATTTCTTCGCGCACGATCTGCCGGATTTGCTCCTTCAAATCATTGGACGGTTCTCCTTTGATGCCAAACTTGGACACGCCTCATCCCCCCTTTCCTCGAAAATAACCGCGCTTTGGCGGCATAAGAAAGGCCCGTCGAGTGACGGGCTTAACGTTTCAATATTGTTGCAATTGAGCTTCAAGTTCGGTTTTTTGGCGTTGCAAATCCGCAAGTTTTTGCTCAAAATCCTTGACACCTTGCAACGCTATTTCCGCCCCTTGCTCATATTTCTCTTTCCACCATTGCAGACTCTTCTCAGCTATTCTGATCTCTTCCTCAAGTTCCATTATCTTTGCGCGAATTGCAGATTCTCCGCCCTCTTTCAGCAATTCGAGTTGAGTAATTTTCGCCTCAAGCTCATCTATGGTCGCTTTGGTTTCGGCAATCCTGCTTTCCAACGTACTTAAAACCCCTTCATCTGTTGTCCTCGCTTTCATACGCAACCAACTATCCAGTGCCATTTTAGCGCTTTCCAATTGAAAATTAATTTCAGCTATCCGTTCGTCAATCGATTTGGTTGGAAGTAATGCGTTGTTCGAAACCGGTTTTGTCGGCTCATCCAGTTCTTGACTCGTCATGCCTTTCACCTCCGGCGTGGTGAATCTGATTGTTTTTGTGTCAGCCAAATAAGTGACATCGTACCCTAGCATGTTTGCGATTTGACGGACAGGCAAGTGTGATGTCCCATGATAAACCAGTGCTGGAGTATCAATTTCTTTCCGTTCCCCATTAACTTCGTAGAAAAATTCTGCGAACACAGCTTCTACCTTTTGCCCGATTGATGCAAAAGCTCCTGTAGCCATACCAAAGAAAAGCCCGAGGCACAAACCGAATATGAACTTTTTCACATTATCAGCCTCCAAGGTTTTTCCATAAGTATAGCATATTTTGTAAAACAATCAGAACGGTTGCAGAATTCTCATTGATCGCAAAACACCCAGAAGCTCGTTCAATACAAAGGTGACAAGTTCAACCGTGGGGGTTCCGACATTACCTACGGAAATTGACCCCAAAGGGATTCCGTCGTTAAGTGAAACTGGGCCGGTCAATCGAAAATATTGATGTCCTTGCAAATGAAGCCCATTTGTAGCGAGCAAATTGAGCGTCGGCCCATATTGCACCATGGAAGAAACAAAGCCGCCGCTGTAAAAATCAATCACAGGGTCGCTATGACCCAGTGTGGAGATTCGAAGGTAGTTTGACGGCGATACATATGCGGAAAGAAAATCTTCTGTGGCCGAAAGCTCTATCCTCGGAAAAACCCCAGATTGGTTCGTTTGAATAGTTGTGCCTGTAATCAAGCCGCCATAAACCTCGGCTCCATAAATCTCCGCCCCTTCAATCCTCCCACCAATAATTTGCCCTGCTTGTACTGTTCCCGAGAATGTACCGTCCACGCCCTCCAGCGTTCCGGAAAACTTCCATCGAAGGTTGGGAGCGTCAAACCACAGCGCCCGATTGCCGTTAGCGTAAAAGCTCAGCTCATCCGCGTTAAAGACCGCCTTGGCCGCCCCGTCCTCGCGCTGTACGACGATGCCCTCTGTCCGGCTGTGAGTGACGCCATAGTAGGGTTTTCCATAGCGTACAGCGTTTCGGTTGAGACGATTCACCGCTTCGGTCAGCGTTCCCTCCACCGGGAATTCGGACTGCTGCTCGCTGACAGACGGGGCTTCGATCTGCATCACCAGACCGCCGCGGAAGTCCAGCACCTGATGAAGGATGATCGTCTGGTACTGTTTCGCTCCGTCCCACGGGAAATCTGCCTCATCCCAACTCATATCGGCATCTTCCCAGGACATGCTTTCCACTGTTTCGAAGCTGATGATATCGCCTTGGTCGAGATGCGGGAAGCCCTTGGCTGGCATGGAGATCGGCACGTACGAGAACCCGTTTATAGCGGCCAGTATTTTGTTGGCCATGGCTTGCGTGCCAAATGGGTTTTCGATATACAACGTTTCCGCCTCGCTGCCGGTTCCCGCCTCGTAGTACAAGCCATCATCTGGATCGTAGATGATGACGACCCGAGAGTATGTTTTCAGCGGGTTGACCTGTTTCGCCCGTATATAGTCAGACTCGTTCATTTCAAAGACCGGCTGCGCGGAAGCGCTGATCTTCCGGAACCGCAGCACCCCGTCTTTCCCCATGTAGGCGCAGGCAGCATTTGCGGACGCAATGAAACCCATCACCTGCCGGCACGTGAATCCCGCCGGTCCGGCCGGGATGGAATAGGTTGGGTCGATCTGCACACTGCTGTCATACGTAAACCCGATCAGCTCGCAAATCTCATCCCAGACCGCTTGCATGGTTGTCGGGTAATTGAGCCCAGACACATACTCCACATCAGCAAACACGAGTCGGTCATAGCAGTCGTATGTCCAGATGTCCCGGTCTTTCGTACGATTATCGACATAGAATTCGCCGAGCGGAATCCAGTCCGTTGTTCCGCCTTCCCATGCAAAGTCAGCTTCATCCCAGCTCATGTCTGCTTCGTCCCAGGTAAGGTTGTCCGTTTTGAGAGCGATGTACGGCACGATCTTCGCGTTCGGCGGAAACTGGGAATGCATGCGGAAACGGATCGTCAGCTTGTTAGGGATGACGGTTCCCAACTCCAACTCATCACTTAGCGACAGGCTGTTTTCGATGCTGAAATCGACGATCACGTCTTCGCCGTATTCCACGCCGTTGACCAGAGCTTTTACCGCGAAATCTCGGTTCGGTCTACGGAGCCAATCGGCCATGAATGTTGGCACCGGATACACGGCGGATCACCTCTCAGTCAGCGTCAGCTTGAGCCCGGACCATATGATTTCACCTCCGCGGGCGACCGCAAAAGGCGCCGCCCGGTCTCCGACGTAAAAAGTCCGTGTTTCAAACTGCCCGGTCATGGGATCCGGATAGGTGCATTGGAAAAATTCGTTTTGGACCGCCTGCAGTATGGCAGCCGTGTCCGACCAGCTGAGCGGTCCCCACGTCATGTCGATCTTTCGCTTTACAGCGATCCTGTCCCGATGCAGGGTTCCGTCCGCTGTGCGTTTGGTTGCTTCGCTGTCGTCCAGATCGATCACGGTTACTTGAAATGACGAAGGGGCGGCCGGCAGGTCCACCCCGTTGATTTTGATCATATCGGCCCCCCTCCTTTACGTCAGTGCCAACGTTCTGCCGGCGCGGCGCGTTCGATCATCCCGGGCGCTGTCTATTACTTTGGCCAACTGGGTGCCATTGGCTTCGAGAATCACCGGCCTGCGCGCAAAATCCCGTAGCGCCGAGAGTATCATGTACAGCACTTCGACCGTTTCCTGATTGGCTCCACCCAGCATCTCTTGCAGCTTCGAGAGCGGCGCCACGACTTCTGGGTCCACATTCGCATGGCGGTTGTCACCAACCCATGCAAGCGTCGGACCGGTCACAAGGCCGCCCTCCGCAAGCCGCGGGATGGTCGGGATGTTAAATCCGAGCGTTTTCCCACCAATGCCCGGCACCCAATCGGGTACATCAATCTTGATCTTGTTTACTTGTTTAATCATCCAATTGATGGTATCTATAACCGCGTTAATTGCGCCCTTAAAGATCGACTCCAAAGCATCCCCAATGCCCTGGAAGAAGGTTTTGATGCCGTTCCAGGCGCGCTCCCAATCGGCGGTAAACACGCCCGCGACAAAGTCCACGATGCCACCCAGCGCCTTGATGATCTCCTTCGCTGCATCAATGATCGATCCAAGCAAGTTTCCAACTATGTCAATTGCACCGTTAATGATCTCAGCAAAGACTGGTCCGAGTTTCTCAACTAGCCAGTTAATGATCGGCATGATAAATTCGTTAAAGATATCCTGCGCCGCTGTGATGAGTTTGCCAACAAAGTTGCCGATCTCTTTGATCAAATCCTTCAAATGGTTGTCCCAAAGATTTTTCAGCATTTCGAGCATCTTTGTGACAATCGGCTTCAGCATTTTCTCCCAGAGATTGTTCCAGAGTTCCTTGATCCGACCCAGCGATTCACGGATATTTTCAATGATGTCTTTTCCCCAGGTGTCCCACCATTGAAAAATGATGTCCAGCGTATCGCGGATGATTTGAGAAATGAGCTGCAAAACTGGATCAACGACGTCTTGCCAAATGTCGTCGAATACGCCTTTGGTGAGATCAAACATATCCAGGAATATGTTCTGAACCTCGGTTGCAAACTCCGTGATCCTCGGCAGACCATCGGTCACAAACTTATCGATGATCGGAAACGCCGCATCCCAGATCGAGTCGAACGCCATCCGCACGCTTTCGGACAGACCGGTGAAGATCGTCGCAGCCCCTTGGATACTCTGTTCCCAAAGCGGTAACAAGTCATTTTGCCACCAGTTTTTCAGCGGCTCACCGAGCGACAGTATGTCCTGAAAAGTTGCTCCGAAAGCCTCTTTCCACCTGGTCAGCTCCGGTTGGATGATGCCCCACGCTTTCTGGATACCGGGACCGAACGTGGAAGTTGCCCAATTCCATCCGTCCTGTATCGCGCGGAATGTGCGATCGAAGGTCGTGCGGACGCCAAGTGCCAAGGCATCCATCTCCGCTTGAATGCGGTCGATGTCCAGTTCGGGCATCTCGAACGCCTGAATGTCGGACATGAACCCGCCGTCGTCGCCACCCTCGGACGTTTCAAGCAGGTTCAACTCATCGAAACCAGCCAATTTGTTCGCGGATTTCGCTGTCTTATCCATCGCCGCGCGGGCCTTATCCAGCCCGATGGCCGCCTGCAGGCTTTGCTTGTACGTCTTGCCGAACAGGGCAGAAGTAAAAGCGGCGACGTAGGTCGTCGCCGTTACCATGGCCTTTATGAGCGCGTTGATCGCCGGGAGCGCCGCCTGGAAGATCGGATTGAAAGCGGCCTTCATGTTCATCTGCAGCTGAGCGAAAGACTTCGCATACTCCTGATTCGTGCGGAGCGAGCTGCTGATGTAGCTTTGCAGACCCCGGATGGCCCGGTAGATGACGGAGAAGATGAGCACCTGTTTGGCAATCCGCTTAAATGCCGCCGTGAACTGGTTGCCCATGCTGTTCGCGCTTTTCCCGGTTGCCTTGAGCGCACGTCCGAGGTTGGTGGACGACTTGGCTGCGGCTTTCATCTTTTTGTCCATGTCAACGAGAGGAGGCTTCGTTTGCTTTGTCGCTTGGCCGGCTTGGGCAATCGAATCCTCCAACTTCCAGATTTTCGCCGCCGTCGCATCTGACTGCTTCTCCAGACGGAGGATGGCCGCCTCGGTCGTCAGGATTTGCCCTTCCAGCTTTGTTTTCCGAGCCTCGTTGAATGTATTTTTGTACTGTTCCCTCAAATCAGCCAGCTTTCGGCTCTGAAACTCCAGCCTGGCGTTCGTATTGTCCAATACCGCCGTCAGCTGTTCGATCTCTGCTTTTGCGGCCGCCGTGTCGATCTTCGGCACCGGCATGGACTTGGCTGTAGCCTGCACCCCTTTGAAAACGCCTTGGAAAGACGATTTCAAGGACTTTGAAAAAATGCTCCCCATGCTGTTGGCAGCTGAGTGAATTTGCTTTATGATATTGCCGCCAAGCTCAATTCCGAGGCTGACCTTGCCCACTTCCGACACGCTTATCACCTCCCCCGAACATAGTCGCCATCATCTTCTCGAACTGTTCGATCGCTTTCCGCGCTTCTTCCGGATTCATTTCGACTTTCTTCATGTTCCTGGTTCGCCACGCCGCCCGAATACGTTTTTGCTCCGGCGTGAAGTGTTTCAGCTTCTCCCGGTCATTCTCGCTGCGGATTTGCACAATATATCCGAGCGGTGTGTCGGGAAGAAGCCCGGCGAGTAGCGAGGAAAATTCCTCCCAAGTCATGTCCGGTTCATTACGGAGCCGGATGCCGTATTGAGCAGCGAATGACGCTTCGATCAGATCCCAATCCTCGTACAGGTCATACCAAGTTTCAGGTTTCTTCGCGCGCCCGTTGAAATCGAGCCTCGACGGTCTCGAATTCCTCTCCCATGGCGCCGGCCATGCAGGCGATGAAGATGGTCTGGTAGTCGGCGAAAGAAATGTCCATCTCGCCGATCTTCTGCACGGCCTCCTTACCGAGCAGCAGTTCGAGGATTCCGTCCACCTCACGCAGGTCGTTCAGGTCCGTTTCCTGGATCTTCTGGTTCAGGATCAGGATCGTGTTTTTGCGGTTGTCGATCTCAAACTCAACGCCCTCGGCCAGTTTCAGCCGAGGGCGTTCGTTCGTCAGTTTGCTCGAAATGTCAATGGTTTTTGCCATCAGTCTCCACCTCCACCGTTCGTCGGTGCCGGCGTGTAGGTCGGCTTGCCGTCGCTCATGACTTCGACCGAAAGCGCCGCGACGGCCGTGCTGTCGCCGCCTTCTGCTTCGGTGACATTCAAGATGCAGTCAAAGTCGAGCGTGGCGCCGCTGGGAAATTCGACCTGGAATTTCGTGCTGCAGTCCAGGCCGGACTTCCATGCGGTTTCCGCCACATAGTCGTTCCCCGGATCGCCGACGTGGCGTTTTCCGTTGAGGGTCAGGGTAAACGATTTGCCCGTCATAAGGCGGCGCATCCAACCCTCGGTTTCCATCGGTGTCCACTCTTCCACGTTCCCGTCAATGGCGATGCTGAACGTCTCCATCTCCTTGATGGGCACCATGTCGGCCGGTGTGGAGGCCCGACCTTTCGTGCCGACCTTGAACACGATGTCAAAAACGGGGAAAACCCCGCTCGTTACGGTTGCCAATTTTCATCACCTCTCGTAATGAATGTGCGTTTCGATCACGAATTCGTACACGCCCTCGCTGTCCACCCCTACACTGATCGGTCCGGACTGCGGCATGTGGAACCACGCCCGCCGGCCGCCGATCGTCGCCTTCTGACCAAACAGCGCGTCGTACACCTCCTGCGCTTTCGTCTCCGCTGCGCTGGCGCTCTTGCCCCAATGCACGAGGATAGATACAGGCTTGATCGCGTATCCGGTCGCCTGCGGGCCGCCGACGGCCATTCGCCCTGGGGCACCGGTGGTGTTGTACAGAGTGATGCAGCGATCCACTTTACCCGCCATGCTGTTCAAATACCACTGGGGGCATTCGATGACGGTCTTGAGCCAATCGCGAAATTCCGCCAGCGTCATCGGATCATCCCCCTTTGTTTCATCAGCATCTGAACAAACTTGCCGAACACCTCAATGACCCATTCCTTCTTTTGTCCGGGTGTGTGATACGGCTCCATCCATTTCCCGCGGGCGTTACGGTTCTTGTCCTGGCGGAAATTGTATTCGGGATGCCAGTACAGGCGCCGGGCATAGGGCGTGGAGAAAACAATGCTCACCACGCCTTGTAAAATCTCGGATGTGTCTACGAAGCCACTACGCTCCAGCTCACCGGTGTCCTTCGGCACGACGGCCGATGTGCGGATATCGGTCAGCACGGCCTCGGCGGTCATTTCCAGTGCCTGGCGTTGAATTTTTTCGAGTTCCGCCATTTTCGATTTGTCGATCTTGACCTTTGCTGCCACCTTCATGCCAGCATCAACTCCGTGCTGTACACGGTCCCGTCCGGGTTGCGTGGCCGCAGCGTGCTGTGAATCGCTTTGCGCTCCTCACCAATCTGGACATACCCCTGAATCGGCTTGCCGGGCAGGATGTCTCCCTCGATGATCACCAGACCCGACAGCATGACCATCCGGCGTTCGGCGTCCAGCACTTGCCGACTCTTTTCGTCCAGAAAGGCCAGACCGTCGTAGATCAGCTCTTCGCGGTACTCGCCGTCACTGTCCGTGCCTTCCCAATACACGCGCACCGGGATTTTCGGCAGCCACTTCGGGAACGGGAATTTCATCGCCGCAGCCCCCGATTCGCGAGTCCCGTCGGCAGAAGCAGGCCCATCACTTCCTGCGACGTCGCAACGCCGCCGGCGCCCTGAACGAAGCCCGATTCTCCGAAGCTCCAGCTGATCGATCCCGCGCTGAACCCGGTCATGGGCGCCGTCAGCATGTCACCGTATTGGTGCAGAAAATCCGCTTGCCGGCAGACTGCTTTCTTCACGTTCTTCTGCTGGAACGGAGTCAGGTTTTCGAAGCCGCGGGCTGCGATCCTGTTGTACGTCAGCGCGTCAATCTGATCGGAGGCGCGCGAAAGGGTCTGTTCCAACTGGTCAGCCGGAATCAGGCCCGCGCCGTATTGCTCGTAATCCTGCGGCGTCGCGTAGCTCACGGGCGATCACCGCCTTATTTGCCCGATCTCTTGCCGGTCTTCTCGAAAGCGCCGTCGTCCGTACCGTTTTTCAGTTGCGCCAGTTGCGCTTTCAGCGCCTCGTTCTCCTTCAGCAGCTTCTCGTACTGCGCATACGGCACCGTTTTGCTCGGGCTGTGCTGGACGATCTCCAGCTTGCCACCCCGATCTTCGGCAATGTCATAACCGAGATTGAGATACCGCTGTCTGGTTGCCTCGTCAATTTTGAGCTGCTTGTTTCCTTTGACCGCATACAATGCGCTCACAATCATCACCTCGCAAAAAAGGATAGGGAGGCCCTAAATCAGGCCTCCATGTTGATTTGCACACCGTCGACCTTCCGTTCAATCACGAACAGGTCCGTGTACGAACGGTTTTGATACAGCCAGCCGTCGCCTTGCGTATGCGATCCCGGCGGCCAGAGATAGATCGCGCCGTGCTTGATAGGAGCGATGACAGCCGAAGGATGCACAAGAATCATGTTGATCTGCTTGGCGCCAACGCCAGGAGCGAATCCATCCGTGAAGTCATACACGGACTTCATGCGCTCGGACGGCACTTTCACCAGTTCAACGTCGTCCAACTGGTTGACGGCGCGAGCCACGCGCCCCGGTCCGGATTGCACGTAGAATACGCGTTGCACGTCCTGCGCTTCCTTCAGCAATTTGTGCACCGTCGGCGTGACGTACAGGCGCCGGCCTTCTTCCGGTACGGACGCTTCATCCATGCGCTCCATCAGCTCGTCGAACACTTGCAGGACGTTGTTCACGTCCAGCGCCGTCGTATCCGGCGTGCCGCCGAAGTTCTGCAGTTCAGCCAGCAGTTTGCTGTACCGGTAGCAGTCCAGTTCCGGGATCGCCTGCTCCGTCACGAACACGTTCGTAATGTTGGCCGCGGACAAGATTTGGTTCGTTTCATCCACGTCCATCGCGTCGACGAAGAATTCCACGTCGCGGTCGTGCTGCAGTTCTTTCGTCTCGAAGTCGTTCGAGAGCGATTGCCGGTTCCACCCGCCAGCGCGGCTGTGGTCCTTATATCCGGCCAGGTCGAGCCGTGGAATCTTGATCGTCTTCGCCCCCACGAACCGGACGCGGTCCGTCGTCAGCGCGGAGCTGGTCAGCTCGCGAGCATATTTTTGTTGCAGCTGCGTTTCAAACGCGGTGACGTAGTTGTACGCCATTGGTTAATCACTCCCTGATCATTTTTGCTGTGTGTTTCCGAAAATCGCGGCCAATTGATCGTTGTTCACCGTCGGCGGCTGACCGCCGTTACCGCCGATATGGAAGCCGGGCTGCTGCTGCTGCGAGTTGTCCTGCTTGAACAGGAACGCCTTGCTCTCCTGCAGCGCCTTGAGCTGCTCCTCGAGCCCAACCACTTTGTCGCCGTCCAGCACGAGCTTGTTGCGATCGAACAGGCCGGCAACCAGGTCCTCGTCGTGGGCCTTGCCGGCGATGGCCGCTTTGATGGCGGTGGACAACTTCAGTTCCTTCAGATCGGCCTCGTACTTCTCCTTGGCCTGTCGATTCTCGTCCTGGAGCTTCTGAATCTGCGCTCTAAGCTCTTCGCTGGCCCCGGCCGCTTTCTTCAGTTCGTCCAGCTGTTTGTCCCGTTCGGCGACGTCGGTCTCCAGCTTCTTCTTCGCTTCAGCCACCTCGTTGTACCTGGCCTTCGGCACGAAGTGCTCCGGCAGCGTCTTGTTGATGTCGCCGACAATCTGGTCGAGTTTCGAATCCTCGATGCCCGCTTTCTTGAGCAGTTCTTTCAACCATTCCACGATTGATCACCCTCCGAATTTGTATAGCGGTTCGATCCGCTGATTAGGTGTCGGCCGATATACCCCGGCCGCGGGTACGCCTAGTTTTACGCCATGCGACAGGGCAAAACAAAAAGCCGCTCGGTTGAGCGACTCGAAACTATACGACCATCGTACGGTCCACCTCCCGCGTCCGGTTACGGCGCAGGTCCGGATACGCCTCGAGCAGTTCCTCGAGCCGGGCGGACCATTCATTGACCTTGTTCTTGTACCGCTGGACGTTCTGCTCGTCCAGTGAGCCGGCGGCGAGGCGTTTGTATTTGCGGATGTTGCGCTCAATATAGCGTTGATATTGTTCCGCTTTATATAGCTTTACAGCCGCTTCGTCATCCACTGGTTCCGGCAACCGGCTGATCCCTGGGAAGTACGTGGACAGTGTGTGCCGGCAGTTCGGATGGAAAGCACCGTTTTTCATCGCCTCGGACAGCCGGGGCGAATTGTGCTCCTTCGCCAACTGCTCGGCTTGCTCCGGGCCGATCGACGTGTACACATCATCAATCAGCACTTTGCCCTGGTACGGCAAACACCATGGCGAGCAGTTAGCGTGAGCGCTCATCACTACGGTGTAAATACCCCACTCGTCACGCTTCTTCCCCTCACCCAAAAATGTCGCCCTCTGACTCGCAGTCCGCAGCGCCATTTCGGCCCAGGATGAGATATTGACCTTGCGGCCGTCGCTGTAGGTTATGGTGTCGATCCCGCGCTCCAAGAACTCCTTCGTCGCCATATCAATCGCTTGATCGAGCGTTTTAGCGCCGGCCGTCATGTTCACCTGGGCACGGTAGATGATCTGTCGGTACACGTCGTCCATCTTGCGCAGGACGCCGTATTCAGCCTGCATGAGATCGGACACAACGGACTGCTGCAAAGCCGCAAGTTTTCGCTCGTTCAGACCGAAAAACTGTGTTTCCGGCGCCGCTCGTGGCAGTTGGCTGTACGGGATTTTCGGGCGCTTCTGGCCCTTCGTGACGGGAGGCGGCTTCTCATCGATTGGCAGTCGGACTTCCCCGGACACTTCGGCCGCCGCGATCCTGTCCCCGACCATGACCTGCCGGATCTGTTGTTCGGCTGCGCGCTGACCAGTCTCGAAACTCTCGCGGAGCACGCTTTCCGTCAGTCGTTCGGCCTCGCGGAAAGCACTCTGGATGATCCGGCTGTTCTGGCCACGAAATCGGTTCAGATTGCGGAGGAGAACGAACTGCCACCGGTCCCATCGGAAGCCCTCCTTCATCTCTTCCCGAATGTGCCGCTGGAAGTTTCGTTTCATCGACGTGATCAGCGCCAGCGCCATGTCTTCGAAAATCTGCTGGATGTCGTATGGATCTCGCCGCGCCATCATTCGTCACCTTCGGGCGGCGTCCCGCCGAACTGGCGGCCGTCAATGTTGACCGCCGGTTCGTCGAATGTGGAATATCCCTGCTCCGCCCGGATCCGCGCCACCTCTGCCGCCTTTTCCTCGTCGGTCCAACTGTCGCCGTAAAGTTCTTCGACGGCGCGCTCGATGGACATGATACCGAACGACCGGGCCTTCCCGACCGTCTCCACGACCGTACCGAAATCCGGGCTGGCGTACTCGCCAAACTTGACGCTGGCCAAATATTCCCCCGGGGCTCGACGCTGCATCGTGTCCTGGACCTTCAGCGCCACGTCCACCAGCCGTGGGATCACCTCGTTCAGCGCGTCGATAATCTTTGATCTGGTATAGAGCGTCGTCTTTTCCTTCTCGCGCTGGGCCTCGGCGTTGTCTGTCTTCTTGAGGTCGATCCCGAGCGTTGCCGGGCTGATGATCCCCTGCAGACACATGTCCAGCGCGTTGGCATAGCCCTCCACAAACGCCTCGTAGGCAATGTCAGGCTGGACCGTCGTGATCTGCCCCTTCGCGTCCTCGGCCATCACGGCGCCGATCTTGATGAACTGGTTGTCGAACGGGTTCGGGCGCAGGGTCGCACCGGTGCGCGGGTCGCGCGGGATCAGATCCTCCGGGATGTATTTCTGCACCCGGCCCGCCCGAATCGCATCGATCCATTGACTGATGACCTCGTCCAGCGCGTCGAAACTGTCAGCCTTCGCCTCGAAAATGGACTTCCCCCGGCCCGGCCACTTCGGACTCTTGAAAAACCGCATCGGCACGGCCATCAGGAAGTCGCCGGCGTATGTCACCTCGGGCACCAGCTTCGCTGTCTCCGGCACCGTCCCGAGCGGCACCTCTCTGCCTTGATCATCGAACAGGCGCGTTCGGATGTAGCCGCGTCCGTATGTTTCCTCCAGCCGGTACGTCTTGTCGCGGTAAGTGTACTCCGAGAGAAAGACCACTTCCTGCAGCCGGCCGCGGACTTGCCTGTATTCGACGCGCTCACCACTGTAGAATTCGATGATCGGCAACGGCGAGACTTCCGGATCGACGACCAGCTTGAACGCTCCGTCGCCGGCCACTAGCGTCTCCGTGATGCTCTCGCCCAGCAGCTCCGGGAACCGGTTGTCCTCGCTGATTTCGTCCCACCGGCGCTGCTGGTCCTCGGCTTCTAACTCCACGCCGTCAAAATCGGCCGTCACGATGTCCGTGATCCGGTCGATGATCAGCGCCGGCAGCCCGCTGTGGATCTTCCGGATCTGGAGATCCGCACTCGGCACCGCTGCCCAAAACCGGGACGCCGCCACGGAATCGCCGGTCGCGCTGGCGAGCTGTTTGTAAAACTGATCCAATTCGCTGGGATCTCCGCGATACCATAGGTGGTTTCGCAGCACATTCGCCTCGAAGCTGAGCGGCTCCTGGATGATAATCGATGCCTGCACGGGCGCCGGCTGTATGCGAAGCAGTTTCATGACCGCGTTTCTCACCCCATTTCCGATCGCGCTGAAGATGCTCATGTCATACCTCCAATCTGCGCTTGAACGGCTGCACGGCGTACTCGCTGCTGTCCAGGCAGTCTACCGGATAGCTGCCATCGTCCACCCGGACCCATTCGCCCTCTGCGCGCTCCTCTTCGTCCCAGACCGCGTTCTCCAACGCTTCGATCCACGGTTTCAGGTGGTGCATCACCTTGTACCGCCCCTGATTGATCAAGATGTTCGTCAGCCGAATCCGGTCCACGATGCCGTCCTTCTTGTACGACGGCGTGACCGGGATGTTGAAGCCGCGACGGCGCAGCTCGTTCGCCAGCGCCTGGCGGAATAACTTGTCAGCTTCCTCCGCGAAGATGTGCGTGGCAGCAAAAAAAGCAGGGTAGGTCTTTGCCCACTCTGCAATCTTGTCGACGATCTCACGTGCGTAGCGGTCGTGTGTGTAGCCGCCGGAACTCCCCTGCTTGTGGTAGTAGCCATCCAGCAGAATCACGTCCCGGTAACCGACCGTGAAGCCGGCGAGCGTCGCAACCGTGGCCGCCGTTCCGCCGATGTCAATGCCAATGCTGAACTGGATGAAACACTTGTCACGGATAAATTCCGGCGTCACGACGACGTCCTTGTACGCATACCCGGTGTAAATCCGCCCGGTGGCCGCCGTGCGCTTGCCCAGAATGTCGGCCTGGTACCACAGCGACGCCTTATCGTACGTCGCCAGCACAGCGCGTAACCGATCGTTCGGAATGCTCAGGTTGTCGAAGATCGTGAGGTGCACGTAATTGTAGCCGGGATTCTCGCCGCGCTTCTTCATCTCGTCCTGGTGATCCAGAATGTCGCGGTAGAACCAATGTGCCGGCGGCTTCGGGTTGAGGTCGAAGAAAATCTTCCGGTCCGAGCTCGCCAGCGTCCGGTCGAACACTTCCTGGATGAACGTCTGGTGGCACTCATTCGCCTCGGTGACGTACGCCATACCGTAGCTGTTACCCTTGATCTTCGCCGCGTCGTTCGCCTTCGATCCGCCGGCAATAATAACGATCTTCTCACCAGTCTTCGTCTGGATGAATAGTGCGTCCCGGCCTTTGTACTCCCCCTCCCGGCACCGGCCGGCAAACAGGTGCAGCAGACCGAAGCCGTTCGAGTCGATGACGTTCATCTTCGCCGCGGCAATCGTGACGCCCGCGACCAGGTGCAGCCGATCCGGATGCACCTCGAGGTTCATGGCGAACGCGATCAGGTTGATGATGTTCTTGCCGGCACGCTTGCCGCCCTCGGCCACATTCAACCAGCTGTCGAGACTGCGCCGGATATATTCCGCCTGCTTCGCCGTCAGCGGTGCATATGGGATCAGACTAGACATCGTTCATCACCCGATCCGGCGCCGGGTTGTTGATGAGGTCGGCCAGCGCGGTGATTTGGGCGTTGACATTTGTCGGATCTGTACGCGGGATCTTCGTCTTGAGCAGCTCGATTCGCGCTTTCTGCTCCTCGGTCGCCAGCTCCGTTTTGAGCAGCTCGTCATACTGCCGGATGAGGCTCTGCAGCGCCGACATCGCCCGGGATTGCGCCTGCAGGAACATCGCCTGCTTGTCCCAGGCGTGCTGCACATCCCAGCGCACACCGATCACGTTGCCATCTTTCTCCTCGATTTTGGTGATCGTCGTGTCGTTCTGATCGCGTACATACATGATCCGCTGCGCCCGGACAATGGCTGTGTACTGGATTACGATGTTCTCCCACAAGATGTCCAGCGGCGAGCGCGTTTCGATCTCCTGCATGATCTCGGCAGCATCCTCAGGAAAGTACTTGCGGAAAAAGCCGTGCTTGACGGCTTTGCTGTTCCCCGGCGGTCCGCCGCCACGGTTCCCGACAGCGTTTTTGTTTCCCGGTGGAGCGCCGCGCTTCCGCTTCTGGTTTTGTTGTACATCATTCGTGCTATTCTCGATGGCCGTTTGTTGTACAACATTCCATTTGTCGCGCTGCTTCCAGACCGCGACGACTTTCTCATTGACGCCGAGCATTTCGGCAATTTTGCGATTCGTGATTTTCCCGCCGTGCTCCCGCCAAATCACAAAGGCGCGGTCACGGTTCGGATCTCGAGGTCTCGGCACTACACGATCACCTCACCCCCGACAATTGAGCGGTTTTGAAAGCAAAAGAAAAAGCACCCGAAGGTGCAAAAGGATAAATGTTCCAATGTGTCGAAATTACTCGTAAGGAGGTGAATTCTGTGAAATGGATCCCGGTTAGTTCGTCGAATCTTTCGGCGGTCGCTTACGACGAATCAACTCTCACGTTGTACATCGAATTCCGTAGCTCTGGGGTATACGCCTATTTCGACGTTCCGCCGTCTGTCTTTCAGGGGCTCTTAGCCGCCCCTTCACACGGTAGCTATCATGCGGCACATATCAAGCACAATTACAGATACCGCAGGCTTTAATCTTGATTGATGAGGATGATTGCCGGCCCATGGATTGTCCGTTCCTCCCGGCCGGTAGTGATCCTCATTTCTTCGTGCGGCAGCAACTCAATCCTGGATATACCTTCACGTGCGGACAGCTCATCTGAAAGGTCTTTCGTTGAAACACCAGAAAAATCGCGTTTGGTCATCATAATCAGCCCCTATACGTCATTTTTTACAAGCCCGGGGGATATATACCCGGACAGCCGCCCCGCACCGGTCCGGTCCCGGCGGAGGAGGAGTGGGCGCTGCACCCCACCCAGCGAGGCGGCTGGACGAAAAAGAGCCCTGGTCAATCTAGCCGGGCTCCGGAAATATGCTTCTCCGATGGTATCAGTTTATCATGATTTGCGAGGCCAAAAGTCTCATAAAAGTATCATTTCATCGCCATCCAAGTTTTTCGGCGATGGCATAAACAATCTCGTCACGCCAGCGTATCGCAGTCGCACGACTCACATCCAGCCGCATCGCAATCCCGTCCCACGTCAATGTCCTCGGCTTGTCC